TCAAGAAGTTTTATTTTCTTTTTACTTCTGCCACTATTGTAGATTTTCTCAATAATCATGATGTAATCTCTAGTGCTCGTACCAGACAAAAACCATGAAGATTTAGTTTTGCAAGCCTCTCTAAACCTTTTCAAGTCAAAGTCTGGACACTTATCAGCTATGATATAAGCCATGACCATAGATCTTTTAAGTCTTCTTTTGGTATCATCCATACCTAAAAAATACTTTTTCAAAGTATTTAAGGCACTACCAATACGATCACAATTTTCAATACCACCTGCAGGAATTTTAAATTCACCAGTTTTAAAATCTGTTGAGATACGATTCCAAAGTGAACATTGTTTAAGCAGCAACACAATTGCTTCAGCTACATTGACACCATACTGATTCATTTTTTGTTTACAGACTTTATAATCAAATTTACCTCTTGCACAATGATGGTTCAAATATGCTTCCATGGACCAATTCTTTCTGCCCGTATTGAGTCTTGCAACATCAAGTGGATCATTAGAATTCATGATGATGTAAGGCACCTTTAGATCTAATTCTTTTCTAGCTTGTAAAGTATGCTGACCATCTATCACTTCCATGTTTTTGTTTACACGTATTGGATCATAAAGATCTTTTTCAGCAATCAATCTTTTTAATTGCTTCACGTGTGCTTCGTCTACAGGTCTATTGCCTCTAGCTTTTTTAAACTTTGAGTAATCTGTTGTCTCAAAGAATTTATTTTTTATTGCATTGTTCATATCTTTTCCTCCTCTGTTAGAACAATATTGTGTATACAAGGCCAACAATAGCTAATGCTGTAATCTTTGGCATTGTAAGAAACAAGACTAAAAGAAATATTTTAAAAAAATCATAAACCATTATCTTGCTCATCTTGTTTACATTTTATTTCATCCCAAACTAATGCACAGGATGCATCTATGCTTAATGGATAAACTGGACCATTCTCAAAAGTAAAATGAGTTTGTTGTAAACGTTTCATTCTATCTTGAAAATGATCATCACCATATTCAATCGGATCGCCAGTAGCAGTCGTTGTTTCAGACGCTGCTAAAATTCTGTCAACCTTCTTGACAAAGTTTAAAAACTCTTCGGATTTACAATTAATTATTAATTTTTGGCTCATCGAATTTCCAAAGGTTAAATTTATCTATTACAGCACTTAGACCAGAGTGAAATTTTATTTTACCACTCATGATATCTTTTGCTTTTACAGTTTGGTAAACATCACCATTTACTTTCAACTGTAATTCTTTTGTTGACTCATTGAACTCAACTGAAAAGACATGAGTCATGACAACGCTCTTTGGTTTTACTTCCCATTCAGGCTTTAATACCAAGGCTTCGCCAAGCTTTTCAGCAGCTGTCATTGCAGCTTTCTCTATATTGTTTTTCATGATAACCTCTTTGTTAGTATTTTTAAAAAACATAAATTCCTTATAAACATTTTCATGGGATATGCAAGGAAATTATGTTATAGGATAATATAAGATTATGACCAAATATTTTTTAATTATGTATATGTGCAGTATGTTAAGTGGCCAGTGTCCGTCATCACATGTTACTGGATATACATTTGAAACCCACGCAGCCTGCGTGGAATATGGCTATAGAGTGGCACATGGTACCTTCAAATCGTTAGAAGAAACTGAAGAAATGGACCAAGAATACATAGAAAATAGCAAAATTGTGGTCAGATTTGATTGTAAACCTGTTTTTGTACCAAAACCTGTAGTGCCCCTACCAAAACCCAAAACGAACGCATAGTTGCATATTAGTCACATTATGTTATATAATAATACATGAAGCTATATCGCGTCCAAGCAAAATATAAAAACATATTACTTGATGAGATGCTTGAGGCTGAGAACGATAAGGCTGCTCTTGACACGTTTTACAAGAAGGTTGAGTCAGGAGATGTAACAGAAAAAGATGCTGGTGGGTTTTTAAATCCTAACAGACTTTTCATAACCTTCGAGGAGGTTGACCGAGATGCAACTACAAAAGTTAATAACGGAGAAACTTCAGTTGGAGTCCAAGTGGGCGGGCAAAGCGTTGGAACAAGGTAGAGTTACGCCAGACATGAAGTGGATCGATATTAAAATTAAAGATCTTAAAGTTAAGATCAATGAACAAAGTGTTGAAGACGCACAAAAAGGTCTTTTTGATATAGCTAGTTAACCTAGCTAAAAAAATTAATTTTTTTCCCAAGGATACTGCGCTCTAAATTTACGGATTTCTAAATATTACAATCATTAAAGGTTTTATATAACCAATTTTGTTTGGATCATCTTCTGTGCCATCATCATGACCAAATCTAAAACCACGTTTAGGTTTTTTTAAAAACCTTATCTCACAATTTGTATTATGATAAATGTAATCGTGAAAATATTTTGTATGTGTTGCAGCAGGTAATAAAAAAACACCAGTAAAATTATTTGTAAAAAATGCTTTCTCTACAAATTTAGGTATCTTCATATCAAATAACGGATGAATGTAAGCAACCTCACCTGACCAATCCTTGTCTAAGCAGCTGTTCTCAATTGTGTAATATTTTGGCAACAAGTGATTCTGATCAGATGCGCAGCAATCTACAGTAAATTTAAATTCTTTTTTTAAATCCTCCCAAATATCTTTAGGAGTTCTTAAATATTTCATTTTGACAGCAGAAAAAGAAAGATTCTTTTTATCTGACCGATCTATTGACCAAGGTTTCATTAATAAAAATAAGTTGTTTTTTTGTATAATGTTTTTGATTTTTTACCATCAAAGTAATATCCTTCTATTTCTCTATTACTCTTTCGCTTCGCCCCAGCTTTTACCGAGGGCCACATCAACTTTAAAAGGGACCTTAAGATTTTCAATAGCATTTTCCATTACCTCCTTTACTCCTTTAATATCAGTTTCATTATTTATTGAAAAGCATAATTCATCATGAATTTGTAAAATAGGTTTAAACCCATGCTTGTAACAATTAATCATTGCTTGTTTTGTTTGATCTGCAGCTGATCCTTGAATAAGTCTATTTAAAGCTTTGTAAGTAAAAGCCCTTCTGATGTTATTTCCGTAAATTGCTTTAGCCTCCTCATATTGCATGGCCTTATTCATTCCAAAGGTTGCAGGCTCCCACATATCAAATCGGCATTTACGACCTTTTATTGTGCGAATAAACCCATACTTTGAAGCACTACCAGTAACTGCCTCAGCTAATTTTTTTACAAAAGGCACCCTGGTATGATATTTATTTAATAAATTTTCTGCGTTATCTTTTGATATACCAAGTTCTCTACCTAATTTGGCTTTTCCCATACCATAAAAAAGACCCAAATTGATCGTCTTAGCCTGTGTTCTACTTATGCCTGCCATATCAGCAACTATCTGATGAAAGTCGGCAGCTTCGTTTTTATAAGCTTCAATAAATTCATCTGCACCACTAAAATCTTCATTAACACTTGCAGCGTAATGTGCAACTAGTCTTGGTTCTTGTTGGCTATAATCAAAACTACCCCATTGTCTCCCCTCTTCAGGTAAGAATAAACTTCTTATTTTATCTCCAAACTCTTTATTTCTTGCAGGTATTTGTTGCAAGTTAGGGTTAGAATATGACAATCTACCAGAAACTGTTCCTCCCTGGTCAGATCTGAGTTGATTTATTTCAGAATGTATTCTACCTTTATGTACAAATCTTTGAATGGAGTCTATGAATGTTGAATGGAATTTATTTATTTCTCTTGCTTCTCTTATTAGTTGCGCTATCGGGTTATTACAATTCACTAGCCAGTTTTGGGTAAAGCTTGGTTCTCCGGTTTTCGGTGTCCGTGGGTAATCAACACCTATCCGATCAAACACCTGAGCTACAGATCTTGCAGCCCAAATATCAGGCTTCATGGTAGTTTCCTGTTTTATTTTTTTTAATACGATATGTTCTTTCTCCTTAAATTCTTTTTTTAATTTTTCTGCTTTTTCTTCATCCACCCTTATGCCTCTACGTCTTGTTTCAATTAAGATAGGCAACAGCTCCATCTCCATGTCCCACACATCGTTAAGACTTTGTTTCGTAATCTCTGTTTTAAATCGCTGCCAAAGCTTCAATGTTAGACCTGCATCTTGTTCTGCGTAAAAACCCACATAGCCTGCAGGAAGCTTCCAAAGATCTGCCTTAGCATCTATACCCCACTCTTTTGCTTTTTCATTCAAAAATGTTTCGTTTTTTATTTCTCCTAAATAATCTTTCGCACATGCATTCAAACTAAAACTAAATCTATTTTCATTTATAAGTGCAGCAGCTATCATCGTATCTACAATAGGACCATTGATTTCAAAACCATTTACAAGCAGCCAACCGACATCATAACTAGCATTGTGAAATATTTTAGTGGCTGGTGTTTTTAAAACTTCTTGCATCCAAGCTGTGGTAATTGCAGAGTCCATATTACCACCTGCATCATGATGAATTGGAAAATACCATTGTTGATCAAAAGCAGCTACAGCAAAACCTACGATGTGTCCATCAAAGGTAGCCCAACCTGCACCTTTTGTTTTTATATTAGGATCCTTAGTTTCAAGGTCGATTGCTATTTCTTTAGCGTGTCTTAAATCTGGGTACTCATTAGGACAAACCCAATCAGAATCATTGTAAATAAAATTTAATTGGTGTGTCATAGCTTTTTAAAAATAAAATATGTTATAATAGCTGCCACAAAAATTGCAATTATCCCGACACCCAACATGCCTAATCCATATTGCATTGTCATTTTTTCTTTGTGTCTTTTAATTTTTTAATTTCTAATTCGCAGTAATGTTTTATCTTTTCCAAATCTTCGACACCATTTTTAAAACGATACCTACAAACGTACTTAATTACATTCCCTTGGAAGAACGATAGTTCATTTTTTGAAATAAATTCATAAGGTTGAATATGAAAATGTTTGTAGTGAGATCCTCCGATTTGTCTATCTTGTGGAAATGCATCATCAAACATATCTTTGTTTGTCATAATTTAAACTCCTGTAGTATTCTTATTTTCTCCTCAGCTTGTGATATTTTTTCAACTAACTTATCAGCTTCTTCTATATGCTGCGGGTGTTCACCAATTGCTACAGGCTTCTCTAAATATATTTTAAGCGTAGCCTCGGCTTCAGATATTTGTGCGTTGTATCTATCTTCCAGCGCACTAAGTATTAATTGTCTAAACATAGTTTGCCTCGTATAATTTAAAATACTTTCCTAATGGAAAGTTATATTGATGGTTTGTACCTAGCAGATGTAGATTTTGTTTACATCGAGTTACACCCGTATACCAAACTCGAAGTTCTTTTACTTTTTCTGCTAAATTCTTTTTGTCAAAATGTGATGGAAAGTTACATTTACTGGCTAGCACCACATTATCTGCTTCCCCACCCTTAACTTGATGTATTGTATCAATTATAATTTTAGGTGGCTGCGTAAGATCCACACCTTCTTTCATTAATTTATTGAAGTATTGTTTGTCTTTATCTTTAAATTTTCTTTTAAACACCTGATTCCAAGGACCTTTCTCGTCTCGCATACCACACCTTAAATGTAATTCGTCAAAAGTAAACACTTGATTTGGGTGTGCAAAAGACCATTTTTTGCTATCCTGTGACCGGTATCCGTGGTCTATGTTTAATAAATATTCATACATAATACAGGCTTCTTCTCGTGCTATCGCACCACCCTCGCAAACTTTCTCCCATAATTGAATCGCCATAAATTGATTCGGGTCAAATGATTTATTGTTTTTTTGATCTTGATAATACAAACCAAGATTCTTCGCCTCCTGCTGCAGCTCTCTCTTAACGTCATTTATTCTAGCTAATACCATCCAACTACCATCTAAATCCCAAGGCACTTTTTTTAATCCATTCCATCTTTGTATAGACCCCTCTTTACCATTAGAATAAAATTCTTTTTCTATTCTATTGCCACCCATAGAATGCAAAATACAATTAGAAAAATAATGTATGTTTTTATTTAAGCGCACACTTTTTTTCAAAACCAATGATTTGCCAGGAAAAGTTTGAAACAAATTAACATCTGCACCATTCCACTCATAGATTGCCTGATCATCATCACCTGCAATGTAAACTCTGTCTACAGCTTCTGCTATCTTTACGACCATGTCCCACTGCAAAGGTGTAAGATCTTGAGCTTCATCAACCATTAAAACTTTAAATGGTATTACTAATCCATCAGTAATGTATCTTTGCACCATGTCGGTAAAATCTAATCTGTCAGGTGTCCGTTGTCCGTTCTCTAGTTCCATTGTCTTAAATTCTTCGTAACCATTTATAATTGATTTGAATTGTTGTAACCTCACAGCTTTTCTAGATTGTTGTTTGTAGAGCCATACAGGATCTACCTTCATGTTTCTTGCTCTATCATATATTTGTAAGGACCAATTGTTATAAACTTTAGCATCATCATGGCCCTCTTTGTAATTCACTTTTACAGTTCCGTATTGGGTATGAAACATTAACATATCAGCTTTTGGATCTAGTACAGGTATTTCAGCAAACTGTTGCCGAGCCAAAGAGTGCAATGTTCTAAAATATTTGAAATCATCCTCATCATATTCTTTAAATCTTTGTCTTACCCTTGCAACACATTCATTTACAGCTTTGTTTGTAAAAGATACGTAACAGATTTCATCAGGAGAGTATCCTTGCCTAAGATAACGTTGCACACGTTTCAATAAGTTTTC